CCTTAAGTCCCATATTGAGTAGTGGTTGATGCCTGCAAGCTTGTCAACATCTGATTGAGTCCAAATCATGCCGGGGCCGGTTGTTGCGAAGGAGCCACCCGCTACCGTTTCACCAGCCGCAACCAGTCCGTAGTGGAACCCGCCGATCAAACGACTATTGTTCGTCGTGTATCCGGTCGGGCTAGTAAAATTAGAGTCCGCCCTGACGCTACCATCAGAGCACACATAGATAGCGTAATCGATGCCACCGTTAAGTGTCGGCATAACGACAGCGGTGTCGAATCTGAATTTAACCAGATCATTTCCAACAGCCAGCCCTGTGTCCGCTTTTATGCTCAATGCGCCCGCGGCGGTTTTTGTGAAAACCGGGCTAAATGAGTCAGCCTTATCAAACACCAGACGACTATTGGCCTGGCGCCCACTGGCGGCTGTTAATACAGACGCGCTCATCACTAGACCCCCACTGTTGCGGTAACTGATGCCGATGTGCCGCTAATAGTTGTTAATTTGATATACATGTATGGCCACTCCGCCGCGATATAATCGCCGGATGAGTCACTATGGGTGCCGGATAAATACGAGGTCGCAATCAATACACCATGCGCGGTTGACGGACTATTTGATCCGTACCACTCAACTGTTGCCGACACGGCGCCGCTGCCGGTTAGCACGCTCTGAATAACTCTTGATCCCGGACTAATAGCGCAGCTTTCTGACGTTGCGACGGCTGATGCATTGTCGAGCAGGGTTGTCACTAATTTGGCTCCAACTGGAGTAGTTTTTGTCATAGATATCCTTGGTCTAGTGTTTTAGCTGCCATTATTTAACCAACCACTTTTCCAATCTGGACTGCGCAAGCTTTTCAAAAATCAAAATCGCTCTGCTACCCATATGCCCGCTAATACCGATAAACGCCGCCGACAAAACCGGCTGCATTTGCGCTGATTCACACATGAAAAAAGTCAAAACACCGACAAATCCTGATATAACCAGCTCTCCGATCAGCTCGGAAACCGAAAACCGGCAATGACCGGTTTTTATTTTGCGGATGTAGCCAGCAATACCGCCTAACAGCGATATGCCGAATACCCAGACATAAGTGATCATCGAATACGATAACGGGTCTTTTGCAGGCATCATCTTGTCCATTAATGGCTAAATATCAGAATATTGCTTAGGCGATGATTGAATGCATCAGCGCCCAAGCCGCCCCGGTCGATACAAACTGCGCAAGGTCATTGGCCGCATCAATGGTCGCAAAGGTTGCGCCACCGGCAATGGTTTCGCTAGCTGCCGGATCAAGCGTTACGGCTTGAGCGTCGGCTGAGGTTTTGCGCACAAATAGCTTTGACCCTGGAGGAATAGCGGCCACGCTCGGAAGATTGACTGTTTGGGCGGCGGTATTCGGCGCGAATAAAATCAAGTCGCCGCCGCCAAAATCTCCGACATTGAGCGTTTGCGCACCGGTTGCGGACAACGTTAATGCCCGCGGACCCTCCTCATTAAATTCCTCAAGGTCAACCAGTACGGTTGCCGTTGCAGCCAGCTCGGCTTGATCGGCGTAACCAATGAAATAGGTGTTGATGGCAGGAGCATTAACCACTTCGCCCGCCGCACCATCCCACCAGAGTTTTTGCCCCTGGGTGACGGCGTCACCGGTGTTTTTGGCAAGTTCAAAAACGCCTTTTTTTGCAACTCCTCCGGTTGCGCCGATAGCGATACTAATCAGGGCAATGCCCATCTGCTGATTTCCGATAACAACGGGTGCGCCGCTGGCTATCGCTGCGCCGGTACCATTGACGTAATCAACAATGTCGCCGGAGTGTTTGTAATTATTAGCCATGTTGACTTTCCTTTATTCTGATGATTAAGGTTGACGGCCCGTTACAGGGCCGCCATGCCGGTTAATTAAGAGTTTGCGCCGGGGTTTTTGTAGCCGCCGCGAAAATCAACGGCTGCAACGCCGTAGTCCAGGCGGACTTTCAGGCGCATTCCGTCAACGTCAAAGCCTTGTTCGCTTTCTAAAAACGGCTCTTGATCGCCGTTCAAAAAGGCCACTTCGATGACCGGGGCTTCGTTTGGATCGGCGAATGTGTACCATTCGGTGCCGGTGATTCTTGGCGTATCGATGACGTCTCGGAACAGTCCACGCACGCGGTTAGGCATTTGCAGCTTGTTGGCTGTATCAGGGTCATACTGCGCATCATTGACAACGCGAGCTTGGCCGCCGAAGGACTTAGGGCCTAGCCAAAGCGCCGGCGATAAATCCAGGAAATCATTACCGCTTATATCGAGCTGTTTAGACATAGCGACGCGGGCGGCTTCGATGGAGGTAACGGACACTACAGCGCCGGATGCAGCCAAGTTGTCATGATCGGCATGGAATAACGCGATACCATCAGGCATGACGGGGTTGCTCGCCAACAAAGCATAAACGTCGGCTTCAATAGTACGAGGGGCCGCATTACCCAACATTTGCGCCAAGCCGATAAATGCCCCCAGATCGTCGTTGATAACCATTTGACGGCTGACATTGATAATATTCCCCTTGGTGCCAGCAGTAATGCTGGATTTTTCGCCGTCGGGAATGGATTTGTTTTTAAACTCGGAGTTTTCGGTTAACGCATCCAGATTGCCGAATGAACCCAAGCGATAACGGTTATGCGCTCTAAAATCCGTTACCGAGCCGATGGCACAAAAGCGGGTAAAGGTCGGCTTAGCTGTGTTATAGGCCACCAGCAGGGTTTTATGAATGGCATTTTCCAACAAGACCGGGAAATCACTGGTGCTGGTCGTAAATGCGCGCTTGACCATGTCGCGTTCATCCATGCCTATGGCTGATACGCCTACACGCTCAAGGCATAGCTTGGCAACTTCGGTCATACGCATGCCGCGAAATTGATTGCCACCGTCCATCTTGTCGACACCGGCCCGGCCACGGATGGCGTTAACACCGGCTTCGATAAACTTATCCCGTTCATCGGTGATAACGGAGGCATCGCCGCGCGTGGTTTCGGCATCCACTTTTTTGGACCAGGATTCGAGCATGGCCGCTTTTGCCGCATCCAGATCGACGCCGCGCTCGACCAGATCATTTACAACAGCATCATCAATACGCGACATTTGCCCAAATCTGCGGATCTCGGAAACGCGGGTGCGCTCATTTTTTGCCGCATCGGCACGAATAGCCGACTCGTCAATTTTGTTTTCTACGGTGCCCGGTACAGTCGGAGCAGCTCCGCGCGTTTCGGTCGTTTGCTCTTCGACTTTTGCCGTCATAGCGTTACCCTCTTGGTTAGTGATTGTGACTAAATTTGTTTCGCCTTCGCTGCGCACTTGTGCGCCGGGATCGGCGGGGATTGTGACTAACGATATTTCCATCGGCTCCCAGTCGATAGCCAAGTAAACAGGCAGGCCGTCTTGCAGGTCTGGCTGTCTTTCCAGTTTTTTTATTGTGTAACCGACGCTGATGTTGCGTAATATGCCGCCTTTGACGTCGGCGATAATGGGCAAAATTTCCTCGCGCTCGCTGAATTTCACCAGGGCGCGGCCTTCGCCGCCCTGAACCCAGGCCTTTTCAACAACGCCCAGTACATTATCTAGGCTCCAGTTATTGTGATTAGCCAGTAATGGCGCTCCTGAATTGAGCCGGTCTAGGTTGACATGCGCCGGATCCAGGCTTAACTGTTCGATCCAGGTTGTCTCATCCCAGTAATCAATGCGCCGTACTTGCGCCCCGGTCGACCAAGTCAGCTCAACCGTGCGGGTTTCTTCATTCAGCGTTGCTGGGACGAATGCCGCCCGCGTACTGAGATTAGGCAGCTGTCTTGTTTGTATTTTCGTTGGCATTGTTTGCCCCTGTTATTTGGTATTGACCTTGGTTGGCCGTGTTTCTGGGGTCGCTGTCCAGTATCAATCCAAGCTGATCTAAATAATCATTGCTCAATTTGATCTCATCCATGACCGCGTGAAAATCGTAACCGAGCGACCGGATTGCCTCGGGCAAAGTACAAAGCCCAGCCCTGACCGTGGCGATAATCGGCGGCATTTCACGAGCCGGATCAACCATCATTCTCGCCGGAGGCGTCCATTCCTGGGTTAAATCGGGGATGCCGGAAAAATCGGCAAACCAGCGGGCAACGCCATTGCACACGCGCGGGATGAACAATTGCCAGCGCCATGAATCGACGCTGCGGCCGAAGTCTTGCCAGCCCATGCGGGCCGACGAAAAATTAACTTCAGAAAGATTGCCGGTCAGCGACTCAAACGTAATGCCAAGACCAGCCGCTATAGCCCTCTGTACTGCGACAGTGTACGGACCATAATCGCCGGCACTCGGCGGATTTGAAAATTCAACTTTGCGGGTAGGCTTCATGATGTACATTGAGCCGGGGCTCAATTCAGAAACGTCGCTGAACTCTTCTTCGGTTTCGGCGGGATCATCGGAATAGATAAATCCAGCAAACAGGTTGGCTAGTTTCTGGCGATTGAGGTGGGCATCCTCGTAGATGTCGAACTCTCTTAAGCGGATCAT